TGCTGCACTTACTAAAGTAGAATATTGATTTACGTTTGCCATATATATTATTCGTTATTAGTTTCAATTTCTGTTACCTGTAAACTCTCATCCTCATCTGGACTGTCATCATCATCATCTCTTGTTACTATAATTTGCTCTCTATCAGTTAAGAACATATTACCTTCTTCTAACATAGGCAAATCTTCATCTAACATTCTTCTCTGCTCATTAATAGTCAATACTTTAGCAGGATCTATTTGAGTAGCAAAACTAATAGGTGGCTCATACTGTATTACCAAATCTTCTGGTAAATAACCTAGTTCTTTAAATAATAATTTTCTTATACCATTTAGCAATAAATCAGATGTATCTTTTATTACAGTAGTCATTGCTAAATCATAAGCTATTCTTATTTCACTACCTGTATTGTTCATTTTACCACTAGATACTAAACCACTTAAAGATGGCTGCCATCTATGTGCTGTTACAATATTTTGATCTGTAATTCGTTGTAAGTCTAACCAACTACCCTCTTGGTCATCCTTAATAATATTTACGTTAGCAGGAGAAGTATCACCATTTTTCACGATAAACATAATTTTACCATTATTACCATCTCCAACAAATTTTCTTTGTGCTTCTTTTACTAACTGCTTTGCTTCTTTTTCTCCCATATCACCACTAATCTCAACTATTGCTGATGGTTGAAAACCATTTTTAAATTTAGTGTGATTCCATTTACCTATCTCATAATCTACTGCTACATGCTCAAGTGCAGCTATGTAATCAGGTAAACCATAAAAAGTAAAGGTTGGTTCATAATCTTTAAATTGTAGAACAAATCTATTACCCCTAACACTTGGGTATAAAGGTATGATAGATAGTTTGTCTTTCATTGTGTTGTACTTTGCCCAATCAGGATGTACATACACTTCTTTTTTATTCTTAGACATTCTAACAGTAGTTGCATCTAAATGATATAAATTTAAACCACCATCAT